TAAGTGATATAAAATCTATGTTAGGACAATTGTTAGATAAGTAAAATGGCAAAACCAACCACTCGTCAAGGATTAATAGATTATTGTAGGAGACAACTTGGTTCTCCTGTATTGGAGATCAATGTTGCAGAAGAACAGATCGACGATCTGGTAGATGATGCTATTCAATTATTCCATGAACGTCATTTTGATGGTACTACTCAAGCATTTTTGAAGTATAAAATAACTCAAGATGATATTGATAGGGGTACTGTTCAGAATCCACATGAAGGAGGTAAAGTTGGTATTACTACTCTTTCTGTAACTGATAGTATTCCTGGTCAGGGGGATGTAACTTTTAATTGGTATGAGAATGGTAATTATATAAAAGTTCCACCCTCAGTTATGGGTGTCTCAAAGATTTTTAAATTTGAAGGTGGTGGTGGACTTTCTGCTGGAATGTTCAGTATCAAGTATCAGTTATTTTTAAATGACATTTATTATTTGGGATCAACTGAATTACTAACATATTCAATGACCAAGAGTTATCTTGAGGATTTGGATTGGTTATTATCAACTCAAAAACAAATAAGATACAATCAGAGAGAAGATAGACTTTATCTTGATATTGATTGGAGAACACAGGTTCCAGGTAACTATCTAATTTTAGATTGTTATAGGGCACTTGATCCTGCTACTTCTGATCAAATCTGGAATGATAGATTTTTAAAACCTTATTTGACTGCATTAATCAAGAAGCAATGGGGTATAAATTTAAGCAAATTCCAAGGAGTCAAATTACCAGGTGGTATTGAGATGAATGGAAGACAAATACAAGACGACGGGCAAAGAGAAATAGACGCTATTATTGAAAAGATGTCTTCTACCCACGAATTGCCACCGTTGGATATGATAGGTTAAGATCATGGCACTTAATCCATTTTTTCTACACGGGTCTAAAGGAGAACAAAGTCTTGTTCAGGACTTAGTGAATGAACAATTGAAGATGTTTGGTATAGAAGTTTATTACATACCAAGAATTTTTGGTAATGAAAAATCTGTTATGGAAGAAGTTTCTAGATCAAACTTTGCAAATGCTATTCCTATAGAGGGATACGTTGAGACTTTTGATGGATATTCTGGAGCAGGAACACTTCTATCTAAGTTTGGTGTTCAAGAGTTAGATGATCTAACATTGATTATCTCTAGAGAAAGATATGAGGAAGAAATACAAAAACGTATAGCACCATTAAAAGGAGTTAAGTTAGCATCCAGACCAAAAGAAGGTGATTTAATATACTTCCCATTAGGTGATAGATTGTTTGAAATTAAGTATGTTGAGCACGAGAAACCATTCTATCAATTACAAAAGAATTATGTTTATGAATTAAGATGTGAACTATTCATATACAACGACGAAGAAGTAGATACTGGAATTGACTTTATTGATGATAATGTAGAAGATGAAGGTTATATTCAATCCTTTACTCTTGCTGGAGCAGCAGCACAAGCAAGTGCGATAACAACCTTAGTTGATGGTGGTGTTCGTAATGTTATGATATCTAGAAGAGGTTCTGGATATAATCAAGCACCTAAAGTTGCATTCTCTTCTGCTCCTATAGGAGGACAGACAGCAGTTGGTATAGCATCAATGATATCAGGACTTGTAGACTTCTGTGAACCAAATGAAGATCTATCAAGAGTTCAAGCAGTTAATTTAACAAATCCAGGTTCTGGTTATACTGTTGCTCCAAGGGTTGGTTTTATGACTGATACTGGAAGTGGAGCATATGGCGTAGCAAATATTGCTGACGGTGTTTGTGGTATCATTACCATCACTAATGGTGGTAGTGGATATATTGGAATACCAACGGTAGCATTTGCACCTGATGGATATAGTGGTATTGGTAGTACAACTATACCAGTGGTAGTGCATGCTGTTGTGTCTGCTGCAGGTTCAGTTACAGCACTTGTTTACGAATCTTGTGGTGGTTACTATACTGATGTTCCAGAGATATTAATTGCACCACCAGTACAGACTGGAGGAACAGGTTCATTTAGTAGAGGAGAAGATATAGTTGGCACGGCAAGTAGTGCAACTGCACAAGTTAAGACTTGGAATGCTGTAACTAGAGAGTTACGAGTAGGACAGATTGTTGGAACCTTCCAAAAAGGTGAATACGTTGTCGGACAAGAGACTTCTACAAAGTTTGCTATAAGTGATCTAAATAGTGATGATAATCCAGATTCTGGATTTGCTCAGAACACTACGATAGAGTCTGAGGCAGATAATCTTTTAGACTTTAGCGAAAGTAACCCATTTGGAAATGTATAATTATGTTTGATCATTTTTACCATCAAATTTTTAGAAAGACTGTAATTGCTTTTGGAACCCTGTTTAATGGGATCACTATCCATAGAGATGGTGCTGCTGCTAATGATCCATCTGCTATTATTAAGGTTCCTTTGGCATATGGACCAACACAAAAGTTTTTAGCAAGAATTGAACAGCAACCAGAACTGAATAAACCAGTATCTATGAGTTTGCCTAGGATGTCTTTTGAGTTTACTGGTATTGAATATGATACTAGTAGAAAATTAGGTGCTACTCAAACATTTACTACTTCTATCAAAACTGATAAAAAAGATGTTCGTAAGGTTTACATGCCAGTTCCTTACAATATGACATTTGAATTAAATATAATGACTCTTTTGAATGATGATGCTTTACAGATTGTAGAACAGATACTTCCATATTTTCAACCAAATTATACAGTTACTATTGACTTAGTAGAGAGTATTGGAGAGAAGAAAGATATACCAATTACTTTAGAGAATGTTGGTTTTGAAGATAATTATGAAGGAGACTATACAGAGAGAAGAGTTCTTCTTTATAAGTTAAACTTTAGTGCTAAGACATATCTGTTCGGACCAGTTCCAGTTGCACCAAAAGATCTTATCAAAAAAGTCACTGTTGGTATTACACCTGGAGAAAGAAGTGCAGCATATGGTTCAGGTCGTACAATTGCATATGCTACACCAGTTGCTACAAAGAACTACACTGGAGATGTTATTGCAAATCTAGCAGAAGATGTTCTTGCAGGTGCTACTATTATACCTGTAGATGATCCTGCAGGATTATCAGCACTGACATTTATTGATATTAATAACGAGACAATGTACATTGAATCTATTACTGGTAATAAATTAAATGTAAAACGTGCTTCTTATAATACAACTGCTATTGAACATGTTCGTGGTAGTGATGTTAAGGGAATAACGTCTGCTGATAATGCATTAATAGAAGGCGGTGACGATTTTGGATTTGATGGAAACTAATCATGAAAGATAAATTTGAAGATCTAAATGATACTTTTGATATTACACCTGCAGAACCTGTAGAATCTGAAGTAGTAAAAGAACCCAAGAAACCTGATAAAGTCTCTAAGTCAAAGGAGATTGATATTGATAAGGATTATGAGTATACTCGTGGCAATCTTTACAGTATTATAGAGAAGGGTCAGGAGGCACTTGATAGTGCATTAGAGATTGCTGTAGATCAGGGACAAGCAAGAGCATTTGAAGTTGTAGGTCAACTTATTAAGTCTGTTGCAGATACCACAGATAAATTAATGGATCTCCAGAAAAAAATAAAAGAAGTAGAAGAAGACACTAATAAAGGTCCGACTAATGTCACTAATGCAATGTTCTTTGGTTCGACAGCAGAACTATCTAAGTTGCTAAAGAAAAATAGAACTGAGAAAGAAGATAAATAGAAAAAAACTGCGTTTAAAATGGCGAGTTTTGCTATTGATAAAAAATCTCATAAAGCTGCTTCTAAACAGTCTAAGATTAGGAATATGACTAAATCGTCAAATCCTAATGAAGTTTCTGTGGCGAAAAGCAAACTCAAGTCTAAAATTGAATTACCTCCTAATCCACAGATTGAGGGGTTAAGAATTGTAGATTTAATTATTACTGAGATTGAAGAAGCTCACATGAATAAGTCATGTGGGAAGGGGCAGTATTATTGTTATACTGATAAAAAATGCAAGAAGGTTCCTAAAGGTTCACATATGAATTCTAAAGGTCGTCTTGTACCAGATGACCCTGAAGGTGATCAAGAGGATGGTGGAGATCAAGCAATTGATCCAGGTGGAATGAGCACCGAAAACGTAGTACTTCATACTGCTGATGGTAGGAAGTTTGCTGAGATTATTGATTTAATCAGACCAGAAGATGTTATGCCTAAAATGCATGCTTCTGATCAATGGATTGGTGAAGAGGATAATTATTCTCAAAAGGATAAGGAACTCAAAGCAACTAAGGCAGCAAGAGATCAGAGACATAAGACTATTCATAAGTCTACAAATACTAAAGGTAATGTAGATGTTAATGAATACGCTCTTGATAATAAGAGAATGGCGAATGTTGAGAAGCAAAAAGCAACTGCTGCTTCATCCATTCAAAAGTCACAAGCATCTCAATCAGCATCAAGAAAACAATTTGCACAAGCTGCTGCTAAACAAGCAAAAGCAAAAGCAAAGGCAAAAGAGAGACAAGACATCTCTAAAGAGATAGATCGGAAACTAGGAATAGATGAAGATGCAGTCTCTAAAAAACAACAAAGATTTTTTGGTATGGTTCGTGCAGCACAAAAGGGTGAAGGTGCTTCTTCCCCTGAAGTAGCAAAAGTTGCAAGTGAAATTGGTAAAGGAGATGCAAAGGATTTTGCATCTACAAAACACAAAGGTTTACCTGAGAAGAAAACTAAAAAGGAGGAACTCCAAATGACAATTGATGAAGCAGTAAGGCTCCCATCAGAATTCGGTAATCTCATCATGGTTGGTGTGAACTGGAGAGGTAAGATGTATAACATTAAGATGTTCTTCCCTCAGCCAACTATGCCAACGAGGAAGGATGTTCAAGATGAAGTAGTTAAGGTATATCCTGGTTGTCAAGTTCAATACTTCGATAAGTATGAATTGCCAAGCAATATGGCACAATTTGATAATGAGAAGAACCCAATCATTAAGGTGACTAAAGAAGGAAAAAGATGGCAAGACGATGATGGTGATGGTAAGTGGTATGAAAAGAGTGATGTAGATGGTAAGATTAGTAAAAGAGAAAAGAAAGCAAAAAACCATAACTGTGCATCAAAGGTAAAGCATGAAGAGTATGGTATAGGATACTGTATTCCAGAAGCACATGACCTAGATGAGGATGGTAATGTTGCTCATTATGATGTTGAGTTTGAAGAGTATATCTTTGAAGGTGTTCCTGTAGATCATTTAGAAATTCTTGTTACGGAAATGCATGAACATGTTATACCCGAAGGGAAGGGTGAAAAGAATTGTGGATGTGGTCAAGACCCTTGTATCACATACGGAAAAAAGAAGAACGCACACAAGATGCCTGATGGAACTGTGATGCCTGGTAAGACACACAAGGAAGCAACCTATGATACATGGGTCAAGACTTTTGAAGATAAGGTAAAGGGTAATGAACATGTAAATGTCAATCCTAAGATTGGTCCTACATGTCCTAAGTGTGCTGGACTTGTTGTTGATGAAGAGTGTCAGAACTGTGGTAAGAAATGTGCATCTTCTGATGTAAAGGAAGCAAAGTATGAAGCAGGTGCATCAAACTATGGTAAGATGTCTATCAGAAATAAGAGAGCAGTAGGATATGGTGGTAATGCTGCACCTCCAGAAGAGAGAAGGAAAGCACATTCTGAAAGAATGAAGAAGCATAACAAAGAAGAAGTTGAAGTAGTTACTGAACTAAGTAAGAGAACTCTTGGAAACTATGTGAAGGATGCATCAAGTGATGCTGCTATGACATCAATGACTCATGGTAACAAACCCCTTGCTAAAGATGCACCTAAAAGAGAGAAGAAGATTCTCAAAAGGTTGAGTGGTATTAGAAAGGCAACAGATAAATTAGCTAAAGAAGAAACTGTAATGGAACTTAACCGTCTTGAAAAAGAGCAGGGTAAGAAGAGTGGTGGTGGTAAAGATAAAGCACTCAATTTTGTGAAGAATAAAATCCGTCAGGAAACTGGTAGACCAGCAGGACAACAGAAGAAAGTGAAGGGTGCTAAGACTAATGGAACCCAGAAGTATCTTGATAAACAGAAGGATAAGAAAGCTTATGCTGATAAGGCAAAGAAAGCAGGATTCAAATCTACTCAAGACTATACCAATACAATGGCAAGGTATGGTGGTGAATCAAATTACAAAGCAGGTCGTGGATTAGGTACATGATAAACTTATACGATTTCTTACCAGACTCTTTAGGTCCTAAGTCTAGTTTTGATCCTGAACATAGGGATCAGTTCGATGAGAGGAAACTCTCATGGTACTCTGATCAGAAAGCTCAGAAGAAAGAGAAAGAAAGAGATGCTGATAATGAGCATAGAAGAGATGTGATGAGACATGGTAGTAAGACTGTAGGAAAAGCTGGTACTCCTCAAGGAAAGAAAACTTATGCCAAATGGAAGTCTGATCGTGAGGCAGCGAAGAAAAAGAATGCTTTACGACCAGGTGAGGTCAAGAAATTAGTCAACGGAAAGTGGGTTTCTAATAAGGATTAGGCTAAATAAGCCAGTTACTTGAAACAAATGACTTTACCAAAGGAAGTTATCTTGGAAGCACTGAAGTGTTGTCGGGATGTGTATCCTAATGAAAAGGATTTTTTAGTTAGTAGAAAGATAGAAGGTCATACTATACTTGCAGTAGAAGGAACCAAGGAGAAAACAGATTGGATAACTAATCTAAAGTTTCTCATCAAGAGGGATGATTGTCATAGAGGATTCAAAAACAATTGCAATAGGACACTAGCAGAATTGGTAGTTGCTTATGAAGGATTGGATCCTAAAAGAAAATTAGTGATAGCAGGTCATTCACTTGGTGGTGCTACTGCTACATTGATTGCTGATCTCCTATGGGAATCTGGTAATAAGAATATTGCATTGGTTACTGCTGGATCACCTAGACCAGGTGGACGCAGACTACGTAGTAGAATCAAAGACCTTGAGCATATTCGCTTTGTACATGGGGATGATATTGTTCCAAGCACACCTCCATACTTAGCAGGATATGTACATACTCATCCAGTTACAAGACTCAAAGATGAGAATGAGACTAGGTTTGATGGTGTAGCAGATCATAACATAGGATCATATTATGATGCTGCTGTAAAATACTATGCTTAGTTTATTACTACCTGTTGCTAAAGGTGTTATAATAAAACAACTCAAGTCACCAAAGGTAAAACTGTTTCTAATAGAGATAGCTGAGAAGTTATCTAAAGAAACTGATAATGATTTGGATGATGTTATTGTTGCAAAGATAAAGAAATCTTTGCGATTATAAAGGTATAAATAGAATTATATTGTGTATGCTATAGAACAATGCCACTCTGGGGAAAAACTACTTCAGACGAATCTAAGCCAAAGTATCTGACTCGTGGAGCAGCCTCCCATGATCCTCAGAACTGTTTCGCTACCAACCAAGGTTGGGTACTTCGTCACTATAAAAATGCTGCAAAAACAAAATTCTGGGATGAAGTTCTAGTATCAATAGACGGACTCGTTGGTGCTGGTGGATCTGGAACAGATACCATAGGTGCTGCTACTATCACTGCTGTTTTCTTTGAGGAGACTTCATATGCTGGTGGTGCTACTGGATCCGTTGTTGTTATATACAACGAGAAGGTTGATGTTACCAACGGTGCAACACTTGTAGTTACTAATACTACAGACAGTGCATCCATTACTGCAACTGCTGCTGCTCAAACAGGTACTAACCGTGCTGAGTTTACATTTACAGCCGCTGCAACTGGTAAGGTACATACTATTGGTGCTCAAACAATATCTGGAACAATCAAAGACGCTGGTACAAACACAGCATCTGATAAAGTATTTGTTCTAGGTGATACAAAAGGTGCTGGTGGATCTGGAACAACCAAGACCTTCACAGCAAGCTGATAATCTGAATTATTATAATGTTTCTTGATAAATTGAACGAGGACACTTACCTGTTCTTCGCTATACGTCATTACTATAACCCCAGCTCTTCTACTAAGGATGACTTTTACGAGGATCTAAAAAGATTCAAGTACGTACAAAGACATCTGAAAAAGTATGTGGAGACTGGGGATATAAAATTACATTTACTTATCAATCATATAATAATCCTTTATAATGTGTTTGATGATGCAGCAACTCCTATGCTTTATTATAAGTCTAAAGAGGAGTATTGGTCTGCTATAAAAACAATACAAATGTTTTTGGAAAGGTATCCGAATGTTCCTAGTGAACAGTTAGATGCTATACCTGTAGATTATATTCTTTATAAACAACTTAGAGAGATATGAAGACCTTCAAAGAATTTATGTCACTGTTTGAAGATGCTGGTGCAGGTGCTCCCACCAATGCTACTGGCACTGCTGTCTCTGGGACAGGTGATGATAATTCTACAGTCATTGTCAAACCAAAAAAGAAAAGGAAGCCTACCCCCATTGGTAGATACCGCACACGAGTGGCTTGGAAGAAAGACTAATGGCAGAGAGTATCAATTCAGCAATAATAGAACGACTGGAAAAAGTTGTCTCGACTCTACAGGAAAACTCTGTAAAGATGGGACAACTTCTTGCTGTACATAATGAGAAACTAGACAAGCAAGATCGTATAGACGCAGTATTATTTGAGAAGGTTGAGAGTCTTCATCGTGAAGTAAACAGACAATCAACGGAGATAAAGGCAGGCTGTGAAAGAGACATCAGAAAAATCGATGAGCGTCTTAGAACGATGGAAAAGAAAATGTGGACTATCTTTGGTGGTCTTGCTATTATATCTTTCATGGTTAGTCCAGTCGGACAAAAAATAATCAAGCCAATCTTGACACAGAGTAGTCAGTCTGCTATGATAGATGCAGCAGATATTCAAAATTGGCAGCAGTCGAAACCAAATATATCTTAGAGATCTCTTCCAGACTACCTAAGTTTGCGAAGAAGAAGAATAATCTATACAACTTTCGTTGTCCCTATTGTGGTGACTCGAAGAAGCATAGTAACAAAGCAAGAGGATATCTATTTGGTTTCAAGAATACTTACACATTCAAGTGTCACAACTGTGGTGTGAGTAAAAGTTTTACTAAGTTCTTGAAGGACTTTGATGTATCTTTGTACAATCAATTTGTCATGGAGATGTATCAGGACGGTAGAACTGGTAAAGGAAGGTACGTGCCTACCCCTAAGTTTGATTTCAAACCACCCGAATTCAAGAAGAATATATTCGGTAAACTTGAAAGAATTTCAGACATAAATAAATCACACGAAGCACGGAGATATCTTGAGAAACGAAACATTCCACAAGATAGACTCTGTGATTTTTACTACTGTGAAAAGTTTAAAGAATGGACTAACTCTGTTCAGCAAACTTTTGACAGCACCTCCCACGAGGAGTCCCGAATAATAATACCCTTCTATGATAGGGAGGGTAACTGTTTTGGATTCCAAGGGAGGTCTTTGTCTTTAAAGGCAAAGATCAAATACATTACTATCATACTTGAAAAGGGTTTACCCAAAATATATGGATTGGATAAGATAGATGAAAGCAAACCGATTTACATTGTTGAAGGACCGTTTGACTCCACCTTCGTGGATAATTCCGTTGCGATGGCTGGGTCTGATGTTGATCTTCGGACGTTTGGTTGGAGCGATTATATTTGGGTTTATGATAACGAACCTCGTAACAGACAAATCGTTGACAGAATCTCCAGAACAATTGACAGAGGAGAAAGAGTTGTTATCTGGCAACAATCAGTGACACAAAAAGATATTAATGATATGATCTTAGCAGGACATGATGTCCAGAAGATACTGAAAGACAATACCTATCAAGGGTTAGAAGCAAAACTACAATTCACAAACTGGAAAAAGATATGACCAATGGAACCAAGGTAAAGAAAAGAAATGGTGCAGTAGCAACCCTTGACTTGGATAAAGTACATAAGATGGTAGAGAAAGCATGTGATGGACTCGCTGCTGTCTCTGCTAGTCAGGTAGAAATACAATCAGGATTACAATTCTATGATGGTATCACAACTGAAGAGATACAAGAGATCCTTATCAAGTCTGCTAATGATCTTATATCTCTTGACAATCCTAACTATCAGTTCGTTGCTGCTAGACTTCTTTTATTTGGTTTGACTAAGCAAGTGTATGGTGGTAAAGAATACCCTACACTTGAAGGTCAGATACTAGGAGCAGTAGGTGCAAAGGTATATGATCATGGTATCTATGACAAGTATTCATTAGAAGAAATACATACTGTCGAGTCTTTCATAGATCATGATAGAGATTTATTATTTACATACGCTGGACTCCGACAGGTTGTAGATAAATATCTTGTACAGGATAGAAGTACAGGACAGGTCTTTGAGACACCTCAGTTCATGTACATCATGATAGCTCTGACTATGTTTGCAGAGTATCCTAAAGAGAAAAGATTAAACTACGTGAAACGTTACTATGACGCAATCTCCAAGCACAGAATCAACATCCCAACACCAATCATGGCAGGGGTCAGAACACCCATTCGTCAATTTGCATCTTGTGTTCTGGTTGATGTTGATGACTCCCTCGATAGCATCTTTAGCAGCGATATGGCTATTGG